GAAATAATTACTGATTTTTTACTCATCTATAAATTATAAACTTATATATTTTATAATGCAAATGGGGACAACTTTTGGACTTGTTTCCTGCCCCCCTGTCCAAGTGTCCAAACGAGAAATAAATACACCTGTACACAATGTGTATGCACACGTGTCAATAGGCGAGTGGCTCAACAAGGCCACCATACAATATATATATAGTCAAAATTGAGTAGGAGAGTGTGTTTTCGTTTGGACACCCCCCCCATGTCCAAACGACATTTTTTTTAGTGGCTCTGTCCAAACGTATTTGTGTATTTATTTCTCGTTTGGACACTTGGACATGGTCACAGGAAGTAGGGTATAAGCGAGTATGTCCAAACGACACAAAAGTTTGACATTTTATAGATTTATTGTATATATAAGTTATCCACAGTTGCCCCTTGCAAGCTTGTACTAGTAGTGATAGTATAGATCATGGAGAGGAGAAAAATAACTACCCAGTTATTAATTAAGATAAAATCAATGAAAACTAAAATCTTCTATGGAAACCAGTTTGTGGGTAAGTTTAACTGTGATGGGAAGAGGTATACACGTGGTCAGAGGCTCGCAATGGCACTTAAACGCCTCGTGGTGCGTACTTTGATGGTTATGGCTATACTTTCCTCGCTTGGGTGGGCAATGTACGCTGGTAGCGCATTTATGCCCGTTACAGTGTATGCGGAGAAAGAGGTTGTTAAGGAAGTTGAGGCGCAGGCACCAATTCTTAAACGAATTGCGAAGTGTGAATCGAGTGATATGCACTTTAAGGATGGGCAAGTACTTGTTCGACCTAACACTAATGGAACTGTTGATATTGGTCGTTACCAGATCAACAGTGTGTGGAACAAGAAAGCAACAGAGCTTGGCCTTGATCTTACGAAGGAGGTAGACAATGAGAAGATGGCTCGCTGGATATATTCCAACCGTGGTACAGGTGATTGGAGTGCAAGTGCTAAGTGTTGGGCGAAGTAAAACGTAATAGTGTGGACAAACACCCTTTGACGGGGTGTTTTTGTTTTGCTAGAATAGTTCTATGTTAAAAAGTTTTGTATGGTTTATCGTTGCTCTTATCTTAGTTACGTTTTTTATAGTAATGACTAAGAAAGAAGATGCCCCTGCGAAGAGTACTCCTTTACAGATTCATAACGAGAAACCTATCGTGTATCCGTGTAATGATGGGAAGTGTTCTTAATTTTTAATCTATTTTTCATATGAGAAAAGGTGGAGCAAGAAAAGGTGCAGGACGTCCAAAAGGTGCAACGACCCTTATTAAAGCTATAGATTATTTCAATGAAGATGAATTGAGAAAGTTTTGGAATGATCTAAAAGAAAGAGCAAAGACTGATAACAAAATTGCTTTGTATTTTGCTGAACAGTTCACTGGTAAAGCTCCACAAGCAATTACTGGTCTAGATGGAGGGGCAGTACAAATCTCATGGATGTAGAATATGCCAATAAATATAAAAATACCCTACTCTCCTCGAAATTGGGCCAAGGAATTCCATGGATCTCTAAAGAGATGGATAGTACTTGTGCTTCATCGTCGGGCTGGAAAGACAACAGCAATTCTTAATCATTTACAAAGAGATGCTCTGAAAGTTCCTAATTCTCAGTACGCTTTTATTGCAACAACATATACTCAGGTCAAAATGATCGCTTGGGATATCGCTAAATTTATTTCTAAGGATATACCAGGTGTGCAGCACATAAATACAGCCCCATTTACTGTTATTTACCCAAATGGATCTAAACTATATCTACTTGGTTCTGATAATCCAGACGCTCTTCGAGGACTGGCTTTGTGGGGAGGAGGTCAAGATGAGTCATCACAGCAACCATCTAATTTGTTTACAGAAGTTATTTCAAAAGCTCTTGCTGATCATTTAGGATATTGGATTTGGGCTGGTACACCTAGAGGTAAAAACCAGTTTTATCGAACATATAAAGCAGCTGTGGATAATCCAAATGACTACACCGTTATTTTTAAAACCATTGAAGATAGTCTTAATGAAGAGACTGGAATATCTATAGAAAATTTAGGAAAAGCACTTGAGGATGATAAGAGACTCGTATCAATTGGTGAGATGACTCGTGAAGAGTTTGATCAAGAATGGTATTGCTCGTTTGAGGCAGCTATTAAGGGTGCTTATTATTCTAGACAGATTGGTGACGCTCGAAAATCTGGTCGCATTAAACATATTCCTTACGATCCAGCGATATCTGTTCACACTGTTTGGGATTTAGGAGTTGGAAAGAATTTAGCTATTGGCTTTTATCAGAAAGTTGGAAGAGAAGTACATATGATTGACTATTGGCAAGGAGATCAATCAGATGGTATTCCACAAGCAGTTAAAGCCTTAAAAGATAAGGTATACACGTATGGTAAACACTTTGCGCCACACGATATAAAAGCGACTGAACAAGGAACTGGCAAGACTAAATTAGAAACAGCAAAGACGCTGGGCATTTCTTTCGGTGTTATAAAAGATATCGGTGTTGATAATGGTATAAATGCAGGAAGACTTATGTTTGCCCGTCTTTGGGTTGACGAAGTTAAATGTGCTTTTTGGCTAGATGCTATTTCTCAGTATCACCAAGAATGGGATGAAAAAAGAGGTATGTTTATAGAAAAACCATATCACGATTGGACATCACATCCTGCTGACGTTCATCGTTATGCTTCGATTGTTGAGAATGAAATGGATAACGATTATACTGTTCCACAGTACGATTGGGTTAGCAGTTCATCTAATGTAAATCCAGCATTATAAATTATGCTTGCTTTTATAAAAATGATATAATACTTAAATGTCTAGGCCTAAAGGATCAAAAAATAAATCTGTTGAAGAGATTAAATCTCCAGTTTATAGACTTGAAATAAAAGTTGGAGACATTGTAAAAGAATATCAAGGAGATAATTTATACTCTTTGTTTAAAGAGTACCAAACGCCGCCACTTTTTAAAGCGATGACATATATAAATGTTTCTAAAGACAACAGTGTGCCAGTATCTAGAGTTTTAAATGTTCGTCAAGCTACTGCCGTTTTTGGTAATAAGATTGCATTGCAGCTTCTTGCTAATAATTTGTTTAGACAACTTTGATGGATAATCCAAAAGATAAATTTACTGATGTATACGATTTCATCCTTACGGAAGAAAGCTCTTTTATGACAAGAAAGATTCCAATTGCAAGTAATTGGAATTGGAACATGTACGATCATATTGATAAGTCATTTCTATTAAAAAATTCTCAATTTACGAAGGGAGATAATGATAATTTTGGCCGTCCATATAAAAATATTATACTTCCTATAGCTAATGTTAATTATCGTTCAGAAGGTTTTGATGTAAAAGATTTTGAATTGTATGTAGATGATCCCGATTATTACGATCTTTCGTTACTTACACGAAAGAGACACAGTAAATGGGCTATTGATAATAATATTGATACGGCGATTGATGAGTCTGTCGAAAGTTATTTTGATTATGGGCTTATTTTAGTAAAGGATGTCAATGAAACGCGCCCACAAGTTATCGATTTAAAAGCTGACTTAGCATTTTGTAATCAAACTGATGTACTAGCTGGTGCGATATGTTTAAAACATAACTACTCATTAGACGAACTGCAAGATATGGATGGTAAATGGGATCATAATGGCGTCATAAGTGCTATAAATAATGCTTCTTTTTCAAATATGGATGAGAGTGGTAAAGAAGTTAAAACACCCAATAAGGCGGTAAAAGTTTATGAATTACACGGTGTGTTTCCAAATAGTTGGCTTGGCTCTAAATATTTTGGTCATGAATGGGAAGATGATGGAAAATATAGTAGACAAATGCACATAGTCTGTTTTTATGGTGATAAAGACCATAAGAATGGAATAACTCTTTTCTCTGGTAAGTCTAAGATGATATTTAAGGCTCTGAAAAGAGATAAAATTGCAAAAAGAGCATGTGGACGTGGTGGCATTGAAGAGCTTTTTCATGCTCAAATTTGGACAAACTATTCCGAGATACACCTACAAGGGATGTTAGAGGCAACATCAAAAGTAATTACTAAGACGACTGATAAGAGACTTTTTCAGCAGAATAAAATGCTTAGTAATATTAAAAATGGACAAGTTGTCTTGGTAGAAGATGGTAAAACGTGGGAGCAGATGCCTATTCAACCTTTTAATAAGGTTGCTTTTGATAATTATGTAAATTCTTGGGAACAAAATGCAAGAATTACTGGCTCAGCATCCGAAGCACAACTCGGATTGAGTCCAACATCTGGTACACCACTAGGAACGACTCAGATTGTTACTTCACAAGGTGAAGGTATTCATGATTATCGCCGTGGTCAAATTTCATCTTTTTGGGGTGAAATATATAGGGATTGGATTCTTGATCACATATCAAAAGATCTTAGTAAAGGTTCAAAGTGGCTCGACGATCTATCTTTAAAAGAATTGGATGAAGTTGCTAAAAATTTTGCAACAAAAAAAGTTAATTCACGTATTTTGGATATATTGACAAATGAAGGAAAGTTAATGACTCATGAAGAGAGAGATCAACTTACTAATCAAGAAATTGATCTGATAAAGAGGAAAGGTAATAAACACTTCTTAGAAATAAAAAAAGATGAGCTTTCAAAAATACCACTTAAAGTAAATTTTAGTATTGCAAATAAGCAGAAAAATATGTCTGCATTTACAGAAAAATTAAATGGTATATTTAGAACTGTATTTGCCAATCCTGCCGCTTTACAGCAGCCAGGTATTTCTGATCTATTCAATGATATTCTAGAGTCAGCTGGTTTAAATCCTATAGATTTTTCATCTTTGACGTCAACTCCTCAAGTTAATGTAAACAATCCTTCTGTTCCAGCAAACGGTGCACCACCTACACCGCAAATTGCTGCTATGTCAGTTAATTAATAATAAAAATATATGAATTCACAACAAATTAGTGATGAGATTATGAATGATATTGAAAAGGATAAACTAATTGCTTTTTGCAAAGATGAAATAATGTTTCAAGCTGTAAAAAAGTATATTTTGTACTATCTATATCAAGGTATTGCTCAACAAGGAAAACCATTTAATGGTGGTATTAATTATGCGTTACAACTTGCATGGGAAAGGCAAGGTGGTGTACTTGGAAGTAATGGTCAGGTTGTTGCTTACGTTCCAAATGATGATGCCCGTCTTGGTGCAGATCTTCGAGCTTTGGCAAGAGGCATTAATATTATTGAAAGTGGATTCAAAGAAATTAGTGATATTGTGCCCCCAGTCGTTGAAGAGAAAAAAAATGATAATGTAGCATTATAAATAACCATCGTGGTATAATATTAAAATGAGAACAAGAAAAGAGATCGAAGCAGTGATCGAGAATAAGGTTCCAAATAATTTTCATTTATTGGAAGTTCTTTTGGATATTAGAGACTTGTTGAGTAAGAAAAAACAAGATGACAAATAAACATTATATATTTTTAGGTATTATTGGAATCATTATAGTATGTGTTATTGGTTACTTTATCAGCAATAAATCTGATAATACCCGTATTGTTGGTAGTCTAGATACTGAAAATGGTTATTATTCTACAACAACAGGATCATTTGCGACCGCATCATCTACCATTATTAGAAATGGTAGTGGTGTATTAGGGACAGTAGTTATTGGGGTAACATCAGCAACTACTTTTGATATTATGGATGCAAATTCACCTAGTGATAGTGCTTCTACAACACTATTAAGTGTTTCGGCATCACCAGCAATCGGTTCTAGCATGGTTTTAGATATAAATTTTAAAAGAGGTTTATATTTTAATTTCCCAGCTAGTTTCGCTGGCAGGTATTCAGTAACATATAAATAATTAATAATAATATGAGTATATATTCAGGAGATGCAAAGTTACCAAATCTTAAAGATAAGATTCGTGATCAAGAGATTAAAAATAGTAGGAAAGTGAAAGAATTAGAGAAAGAGGTTAAAAAGGTTATTAAAAAATAAATCACATGAATAAGATATCAAGTTATATAGGTACAGTATTAGCAATCGTTGCGATTGTTATTGCAACTAGTGCATCAAATAAGGTTCCAACTAAGATCGCTGGAGCACCAGGAGTTATTGGTCCACAAGGTCCTAGGGGTGAGCAAGGAATTAAGGGTGAACAAGGTGAGCCAGGTAAGGACGGAGTTACAACAGTTATTACAAAGATTGTTAAGGAAGATTTATCATCTACTGTACCTAAGTTCGGCGCGGTAAGTACTTTAAATCAGGTAGATAATCCTTATGTAAGTATCAATGGTATTCAACAGTATTATTACAACCAACCAATGAGTGCTACAAGTTCAGTTTTGTGTTCTTTGGCAAACCCGTTTAATGCAACTTCTACACTTGTAAGTTATTCTGCGGTAACTACTGTTAATTTGTTAGGAGCTCAGTCATTCGATATCTCGACATCATCTACGGCATTTGCTAGTTCATCACTTGCTCTCGTTCGCGCTTATAACACACCTACAGGTCAATCAACAATTCTTTGGCAGCCTTTGGCGACAACAACAAGTAGTAAATTGATTGGAGTTGAAGCAACGGGAGTTATTGGTAACTCAAATATAGTGCTTGCACCAAGTGATTTCATAACATTTAGACTTGCAACGGGTACTCCAGGAACATATGCAGCTTATAATCAGGGATCATGTAAGGGTGTAGTTCAGCGTCTATAAAAACTTGGTTATCACTCCATCCAAAAGTGAACATGGTTATGATTCCCTAAAAATCTTATTAAAAGAAAAGTTATCCCTCTTTTTAAAAGGCAAAACCATTATCATTTATGAGTAAAGAAAATGAAGATATCAGTAACGAGGATATTGGTGAAGTTCCCGATATAACCACTAGTGTTGGTGAAGACGGAGCAGATACCACAGATTGGAAAGCAATTGCGGAGGCTAATAGAGAACTTGCTATTAGAAACCAAGGTATTGCTAAGAGGTTTAAGACTAAGCTTGAAAAAGCTAAAGATAGACCAGAACCATCCTCATCTACTGAAAAAGTTGTAGAGACTAAAAAATCAAGTGAAGTTGATTTTACTTCAGGAGATAAAGCACTTTTGAGATCATTTGATATTAAGGGTGCTGATGAGATAGCATTAGCAAAAAATTGGATGCAGCGTTATGGTGATGAGATCGATGTTATGGCCGAGAATGAGGTTTTTCAATCAAAATTAAAGTCTTTGAGAGAGTCTAAAGCGTCTATCGATGCAACCCCTAAGGGAACTAGACGCGGAACACAAACCTCATCAAATGATGTTCAATCTTGGGTTGATAAAATCAATTCTGGCCAAGCAAAATCTTCTGATATTGAAGACGTTCAGTTACGAAGGCAAGTACTCAATAAAAGAATTGAAGATCAAAGAAGCGGATCACGATTTAGTGCTAATGGTATTATAATGAAGTAAAACGACTTTGTTTGATTATTATTAAATTAATAATTAAATAATGGCTAATACATATAATACGGCTGGTTCAGATCCGAATATCGGAGGTGTATATCCACAGGAGTGGATGGACAAACTTCAGGAGCGTTTGGATAAACCAACCAATTGGAAGGAAGTAGCGGAAGTTATATATTCAGATTCACAGTTCTTTAACTTACCATATATGAGTACTGAGTTTGTAATTCAGACAGGTACTCGTGGTACTGCTTATGGATTCTCTGATTTTACACTTACTAACGATCAGTTGAGGATTAATACATACAAGCCCGTGCCTGTATTTATTGATCGTGCTGATCTAGCACAGTGTACTCTCGTATCACAGTCTGAGATTGCTGATAGACAAGGAGCAATTATTGCAGAACAGCTTGAGTCTGCTCTGTTGGCAGATCATGCGAATTGGACAAACTTTGGTGATACTGGAGGTGGAGCACTTGGACTTTCATCAACACCTATTACGGTAACCGTAACAAATATTGATGATATTGTTTCAGGAGTTGTTCGCGAAGTTATTGTCGCTAACGGACGAAATCTTGCTGATAAGTATGGTATCTGTTTTGTATGGAGACCTGCTGATTTTGAAAAACTTGAAAAATTCATGCAAGCTAATGGATTTAATCTTGCTGATCAGTCTTTGAAGAATGGAATTTTGACACAAAAGGGTTACTATGCGCTTGGAGCATACCACTATGTATCAAACTCTCACTCAACAGGACACGTCTTCGGCGGTGTTCGTAAGATAGAGACTATTGGTATTTTGAAGTCAACATACGGACAAATTGTTGTAACTCAAGACCCTAATCTTCAGTCTGGTATAGGTATCGTATCTCGTGTTGACTATGGTTTGAATGTCAAAGCAGGTCAAGCGAGCTTGGTTTTCGATATTAACGTTAACTAATTCGTATCTATTTTCTATCCCTTTATGGGGATAGGGATATAGATATAAATTCAAAACATGAACACTAAAAATAAAATTCTTTTGGGTATTCCAACTAATCGTATGATTCAACCTCAAACGATGTTGTCTTTATTAAAGTTAGTTCAAAATACTAAGCAAGAGTTAGTTATAGTTTTGGCTACTAATGGATATACAATTGCGGAAAATCGTAATTTTCTTGTTGTACAGGCTCAGAAAGAGGGATGCAGTCATTTACTTATGATTGATGATGACATGCTTTTCCCCCAAACCATGTTGGATGATCTATTAAAACATAATAAAGATTTTGTAGGAGTATGTGCGCACTCAAGGACGCTTCCTCCTATGAGTATGGTTACTTTGTTTGATCAGGAAGAAATACCAGTCGCGGATCGTCTATTGGGTAGACAGAAATTACCAACTGAATTATTTACTGCAAAAGCAGTTGGTGGCGCGGTACTTTTATTAAAAACATCTTTATTTGATAAAGTAAGTAGGCCTTGGTTTGCCAATGAGAATTATGATACAGGCATGACGCGTGTTGGGGAAGATTATTATTTTTGTAATAAAGTCGTTGATGCTGGTATTGATATTTGGATTGATCCTCAAATACCAATAGGTCATATAGGTAATTATGTATATTAAAATATGTCATTAAAATTTTCAGACACAACGGGGAAAAGAGGACTTGTTCAATTTTTTGAGAAAGAGATTGGAGCTAGTTACGGTGATATCTCGGGTAATAGTGACGCTCTACTTGAATTTACAGCACGTGTTAATACTGCTCTTGATAACTACCTTTTAATTTGGGCAAAAAATTCGGGGACATGGCAGGGGGATGATATGAACTATACCGACTTCGGTATTATTACGACAAATATTGTATCAGGACAGCGTAGTTACGCCTTTACGACTGATAGTGACTCTGCTCGCATTACAGATGTTTCTAAGGTTCTTATTTTACCATCTGCTACGGCGACTTGGTATATGGAAATCGACCCAATCGATGAACTTAATACTAGCCGAAGTTCTATCTTGGTTAATACTATTACAGGTATGCCAACTCAATACGGGAAAATGTCTAATGCTATTATTTTGGATTCAATACCAAATTACAACGCGACTGCTGGTATAAAAATGGTTGTTAATCGTGAAGGCTCATATTTCACATCTGGAGATACAATAAAAGTCGTTGGTGTTCCCGCATATCACGAATATTTTTATCTAAAACCTGCTTATGAATATGCAAGAATTAATAGCCTTGCTAACTTAGCATCTTTAGAGAAAGCCGTTGTTGATCTTGAGGGAAATGAGAGATTAGGCATCACTGGTAAGATAGCCGACTTCTTCTCTCAAAGAGAAAGGGATATTAATAAAGTTGTTTTTAATGAACCGATTAATTATATATAAAAATATGGAAAAAAAAGAAGTAAAAGTAACAGGAATGGTTAGATTACAAGTTTTAGATTCTAATGGAAATGTATTGCAAGATACAGGTTTTCAAAAGAATACAATAACTAATGTAGCATTTGCAGTTTTCTCTGGATTAGTTGGTGCAACAGGATCACAAACGGCATTTAGTTACATCGCTGTGGGAACAGATACGACAGCACCAGCGGCGTCTCAAACGACTCTAGGAGCAGAGATTGTTGATAGTGGACTCGCTCGTGCAGCCGCAACCGTATCACGAAGTACTACAACTCAAACTAATGATACTCTTCAGTTTGATAAGACATTCTCAGTAACTGGATCAAAAACTGTTGGAGAGGTCGGTATATTTAATGCGTCATCTTCTGGAGTTATGGCAGGAAGAAAATTAGTATCACCAACTATTGCTGTTGTTAATACTAATCAACTTGTTTGTACATATAAAATAACATTCTCCTAAATGGCGACCCTCCAGACAAATCTAGTATCATATTGGAAACTTGATGAGAGTAGTGGTAATGCTGCTGATTCTAAAAGTAGTAATACACTCACCAATAAAAATACGACTACATTTGTTACTGGAAAAATAAATAATGGAGCAAATATTGTTCGTGCATCAAATCAAGGATTTACAATTGCTGATAATGCACCACTTTCTATTACTGGTGACATGTCTATATCGTGTTGGGTTAATTATGCTTCTAGTGTACAAGGTCATATTGTAACTAAATTTGGAGGTGTTGGTAATCGATCTTTTCGTCTATGGACAGGAGGGACTACAGATATACAGTTCGCAACAAGTTCTAATGGAATAACATTACATAATGTCGTGTGGACCGTAGCATTATCAACAAGTACTTTTTATCATCTTGTACTTGTATATACATCTGCAACCCATTTGGCAGAACTTTTTTTGAATGGAGTTAGTCAGGGAACGCAGGATGTTACAGATACTTCGATATTTGATTCAACAGCAGTATTTGGCGTTGGAACAGAATCAACTTTAGACTCTTTTGATGGGAAAATAGATGAGGTTGGAATTTGGAGTAGAACACTTACATCTACTGAGGCTTCTCAATTATACAATGGTGGAAGTGGTCTTTCATACGATTCATTCATACTTTTTTCTGTTTCAGACACAGTCTCTTCAAGTGATACATTTAGTTATCTAATTGGTTACACTAGTTCTGTTTCAGATACTGTATCTTCTACGGATACGACTACAAATAAATATGGTTATGCTAATGAATCGAAAGTATCCTCGACATGGACTAATCAAGCAAAAACATGACGCCTCAAGAACAACAAAAGTACATAGCTCAGTTGAAATCCGATATTGCAATCCTTGAGGCATTTAAAGCTAAAGTAGAAAAAAGACAAGTAGATTTTCCACTCGACTCAAATTCCCAGAAAGTTATTCAGCAAGATATTGCAACTCCAACAGGGAGAACTGTTATTCCATATAATCTTGCAACATATGATGAGTCTATTGAAATTGATATTAATGGAAAAAGATACTATTTATATTCTACATCAATTCAATAATATGGATAATAAACTTTTACAATTAAAAAGACAGGTAGACACTCTTTTAGATTGGAAAAAAAGAATGGAAAAACAGCAGATTACTATATTCGCCTATGGTAAACAATCTGCAAAAATATTACAAAAAAATCGTCTTGTCGTGACTGGTAAAACCAAAGTATTAAGTTCAATAACATTTAATAAAGCAATTGAGGTAGATACAAACGGAGTAATTTTGTATCTACCAGCCGCAATAAGTACATAATATGGATCAAGAAATTACACAATTAGAAAAGCGATTATCTGATTTAAATAATTGGAAAGACGAAATTGAGACAGAACGCCTGTCTTTTCCGTTGGATTTACCTAGTAGGAAAACTTTAGACTATTTAGGTGAATTTGGGAATTTAATTTTTACAGGTAATGTAATAGATCTTCCAGATATTATATACTCTGATTTTATTGCATTTGGTATTGATGTACGTATCAATGATCAAAATAGAATAGTATTAGCAGCGCCAAAAATATTTCAATTTACTGCAAATGATGTAACAGATATATTAACAAGTGTGGGACCTAATAATCTTATAAATGGAGATGCTATTGCTTTTAATTCGACAAATCTCCTTCCAGGGAATTTAAATCCTTCGTCTGGCTATTATGTTATCAATAGATCGGGAACAACTTTTCAGGTATCAGCAACGTCTGGAGGATCTGCTATAGATATTACTGATACGGGATCTGGAACACATTATTTTTCAAAACTATGATTATTATACCCCCAAGAGAAACTAAACAATTAGTACAAAAAAATAGAGGAAAACTATTAGGTAATATTTGGGCTTCTTTCTGTCTTGATTTACAAAGCGAATTAGGCGCTATTCGTGTGTCACCTCGATTAAAAATAAATACAACGAGTACGAGTACTATACCAAGTACTGATTTAGGGATTCCGACCGCTTTTATGTCTTTTGATCAGATAATATTTGCTCTATGTGGAGCAAGAGTTCTTAAAAATACTTCATTTGATCTTATTTCATCATTTGTTACAGATGTATCTACAGGAGCAGATAGTAGCTATGATGCTTCATATTGCGATATGACACTTTTTAATCAGACTCTTGTAACAACAACACCTACTAAAGTATTAAGTAAGGCCGTAAATGGATCTGGAACAGGAGCATGGACGCAGAGGGCTACACTTGGTACAGCAACATCTCTTCATAAATTATGCTGGATGCCAGGTACTAATCGTGTGTATTACTTCGATGATTTTCAATCAATAAAGTCGCTCGATACCACATGGACGGAAGCAACATCAGGTACTTATTTTATATCAATTCCATATACATCTGGACTGTTATATACGATGTTAGCTGATAAAACTAATATCTGGATAGGCACAGTTAACACTGCCCCATCAGGAGTTCTAAATCTTATGGGAGGAGGATCGATTCTTCTTTGGGACGGTATTTCAAGTACACCTACTGCTGAATATAAGATAAAAGCTAAGGGTGTATTAGCTTTGGCGAAAGACGATCGAGGAATTGTTTTTGCAATTGACACTAGTGGTAATTTACTTGAATTCAATGGGGATGGATTTGAGGAAGTTGATCGATTGCCTGTCGGTAATTCATATCTTACTAATGCTCTCGGCGGATCATCATCAACTGCGGGTAAATACGACTCATTTATCCATCCCAACGGCTTTGTGTTTAGTAAGAACGGATCTCTCCTTGTTTTGGTAAATAACTTGGTTGGGGATAACGGAGGAACTATAAAGGAAAATCTACCGTCTGGTGTTTGGGAATGGAAAAAGGAAACAGGTTTTATTCATAGAAATGCTTTTTCATTAAATACTGTAGGTAGCACCACAATTACTGATTATGGCCAGAATCGCATATCCCGTGTTGGTGCTTTATATGAACCTAATATATATACGACGAGCGCAAGTGGAAAGTCTACACTTCTTTGTGGTGCTACATACTACACTGACTCATCAACTACTGCGAATGGGATTTTTGTTGACGACCCACTTAATACTACGCAGAAATATGGATATTTTGTTACTAGTTGGGTTACTTCGACAGCACTGAAAGACGTTTGGCAAAAATTGGCCTTAAAGTATAAGAAATTACTCTCAAGTACTGATAAGATATGGATTAAGTATCGCTTAACTGACGTAGATCCTACTGAATTTACGCTAACATGGACGGCAGCAACTCCTACAACTGCGACATTCACGACTACGACGGATCTTACAGGAAAAGAGGGGTACGAAGTTGAGGTATTGCAAGGCACAGGAAGTGGTAAATGTGCCCATATAACATCTATAACTAATAATGCTGGTACATATACTGTTGTTCTCGATGAACAATTTACTGGAATAACAACAGGTACAGCTAAGGCTCGATATCAAGCATGGAAAAAACACATAGTCGTTTCTGATCAAACATCAGAGTCAATTATGCGTGCAATTTCGCGTGCAACGAGCGAGCGTGCTCAATTTAAGATTTGCATGCAGTTTACAGGAGATGACGAGGTGTACGAATTTATAGTCGTGAATAAAAATCACGATTCTTTAGAATAATGGTATAATATATTAATAAAATGCAACCTTCTACTTTATATAACAAAGATACGGGAATGATCGCAACACCTACTGCTAGTGTTACTCCTCAACAAACTGCTGCGGCGCAATCTCAAGGTTTTTCTCCAATAAATTCAACAACTTTATCTTCTGCAAAACCATTAAATTTACCACCTCAAAATAATTCGACTATTAAAATAACACCAACGGTTGCACCTCCAAATGGAACTACGGTAGGTACTGATGGAATAGCTTCCGTCAATCCACCTCCTCAATCTAATGCTGCAACAGTTGAAAAAACAGCATATCAGAAAGTATTAGAAAAAATAGGATTAGCAAACGATACGCTTGCTACAAAAGGTTCAGTAACTACGCAGCTACAAAATGACAACCAACTTGCTGACAAGACGTTAAAAGCTACTCAGGATTATAATAATTATAAAGCAGCTAGTTTGGCACTTAGTCAGAGATTGGAGCAGATGCGTACGGCATCTGGTGGACTAACAGGCAGTCGAAATACTGAACTTGCGGCGACTGAACGTGAAGGCAACGCCAATCTCGCTAATCTAGCAATTATTGCAAACTCATCCCAAGGACTTCTTTCGGCAGCACAACAGAACATAAAAGATAAGCTTGATGCTCAGTTTCAACCTGTGCAAGATCAAATTGATTATCTTACAAAGTTTGCACAGTTGAATCAGAATGATCTTAGTGAGAGTGATAAGTTTAAGTTAGATCAACGGGCTCAACAAAAGAAAACTGATCTTTCTAATATCACTAGAACTGCTGATGATTTACACCAAAATCTTTTACAAAATAATGCACCACAGTCTGTATACTCTGCTGTTGATAAGATAAGTAATGACTATGTTAATGGAAAGATTACTGCTGAGCAGGCTCAGAGTAATATGTATCAGGCAGCGGGACAATATGGAATTGATAAGACGAAACAACTACAGCAGCAAAAATTACAAGCAGATATTGCAGTGGCTAACGCTCAAGATGCAGCAGTCAATCCAGATACTTTGCAAGGCATGATAAATGTATATAGATCTACTGGTGTTTTGCCTACATTTGGAATGGGTTCTAAATCTCCACTTAGAGCTCAGTTTTACGCCGCCTTGGGCTCAAATAATGGAATAGTTACTGATGCTAATACCAATAAAGCCGTTCGTGCTGGTCTTACAACGGCTTATAAGACACAACAAAATCAACTCGCAGCTAATCAAACTGCAATTGGAACTCTTGATCAACAATTAGGACTAGTGCAGAAATATAGTGATCAAGTAAATCGAAGTAATTCTCCTCTTGTTAATAAATATCTTCTTGCTAGTAAGAGTGGAATATTTGGTGATCCAGATACAGCAGCTCTTAATAATATTGTTAAGACCGCCTCATATGAATTTGCAAAGATACTCTCTGGATCAGCTGCATCTATCTCAGGAGTCACGGTTAATTCAGCTGCCGATGCTGAAAGTATGTTGAACTCAGCTATGAGTAAAGGACAGTTTACTAGCGTGCTTAATCTTATGAAGCAAGAGGCTAATTATAGACTTTCATCCCAGAAAGATACTTTAAATCAACTTGAAAAAGATTTAGGAAATATTGGATCGTTGTCTCAAGATGCTAAGGATGTTGCTAGTGGAAAAATACCAACAGTTCAAACTTCACAAACAGTAAAAGCTAGTAATGGTCAAGAATATAGTGTCGGACAAATCTATCAAGATGGCACGGGTGCGAAGTGGACAGTTGATTCTAGTGGTAAGTGGACTAAACAATAATCATGCCCGATTTTGCAACATTAAAACCAGTTGGAGATTCGATTCAACCAGATTTTGCGACTTTGAAACCTGTAGATAGTTCTATTGCGGAAAATCCTAACCATC